ACTTCGATACCACTCTTCCAAGTGGTACGTCGTAGTAAACTTTTTTAAATGTAGATCCTGCAAGTGGTAAATGAAATAACATAGAGTCAAATTCAGATTCATATTCTTTCATTGTATCCATAATTAAATAATTCATGTAATCTTTAACACGTTGCGACTGTTGTTCAGTTTCTGGATTTTTAACTCCTATAACTTGTGTTCTAACTGGACCATCACTTGGTAATAATTCTTTATAAGCTTGTGCTTGAAATTGTGTTACTGCTTCTGCAAGAACTGGGTGGGTTGCACCTGAAGCTCCTTGAAAAGGTTCAGTTCTATTTTCATATTTAAAACCTAATAAGTCTAATCCGGTTGTGTAAGCACTTTCCCATTCTTTTCTAGAAGATTTGTAATCCATATAGTTTTGAACCATTTCGTTTCCGATTGGTTCAATTGAATCTTCTGGTAAAATGTCTGCTAGGTTATCAAAGTGTGATTGTGTTCCTGATACATTTATTGCACCTGGATCATAATCGATAGTTGCTCCACCATCTTCTTCGGGGATAATTTCAACTGGTCCTTTTTGTAATTCTTCTTCATCCTGAACACTAACATCTTCTTGCAACTCTTCATCTGAAGGAATTTCAAGTTTAGTTCTAGTGTTAGGGAGTCCTTTGTCTATATCTGCCATTTATTACTCCTATATATTCTTAACACGATTTAATAGACCTTGCAACCCTTGAGGTGTAGGCCCTGATTCTGGTGGTGGACCTGATGCTACGCCACCACTTGATAAACTATTAAAACCTCTTGGCATAGTTAAATCAATATTCATAGGCTGTTTACCTACTTCACTAAAGTCATCTTGAAACTTACCTAAAGTTATAGCTGCTTGTTTTTCAGAATACCCTGGTATGTTTCTTCTTTTGTAATTATCAATAGCAACATTTGCATCTCCAGAATCTACAGCCATAAAATAATCCTGTGGTTTTAACTCTATACCCATTTCATCAGCCATGGATTTTGCTTGAATAACTGCATTAGTTCCAATTACATAACCTAAAGGTTTTAAAACTTTACCCGCACCTTTTAAAACTTTTCCTGTAGCAGAAAGTATTTTTTCTTTCATTGGAACAAGTTCTTTTTTAGGAAGTTTTGCAGCTTTCATAGATTGTTTTTTTAAAACTTCTAACAAAGCCTTATCTTGATCTGTCAGTTCAGATAATTTTTTATTTTCAAACAACTCTGTTGGATCTAATTCTTGACTTGGTTTACTAAAACTTACTACTTTTAAATCTCTACCTGTTACAGGATCTATACCTTGATATTTTTTATAACCTTGAGACGCTGCTGCTAAATCATCTCCTGTTTTATTTAAAGCATCTATTTTTTTAATATACCCTTTAGGTTTATTTTTAAACAATAACTTAACTTCTTCATTAATTGATTTTAAATTAGCATCTATAGTTTTTAATGCCTCTGCATTAATTTTTTGAGGAGCAAAAGCTATATTACCTGTCGTAACATATTGGTTATATAAATCACCCATATGACTTTTTTGAACACTAGAAATACCTGATAAAAATCTTTCAAATTTTTTACTACTAAATTCACCTATTGCATTGTTTCTAAGTTTAGCTAAATAACTTTTATATTTAGCTTCATTATCAAATTTTAAAGGTATTTTTTTTCTTAAATTTAAATTAGTAAGATATTTTTCAAAAGAACCTGGAGGAGCTTTATATTTTTTTGCAATTTTAATTAAGTCTCCTCTATTAGGATTATCTATTTTTGTATAAGCATCTAATGCTTTAACCACATTAAGATTATTTATTGATTGAATATTTAATCTTTTTGCATGTTCTCTAATTGCAAAAGTGATTGCTTTATATGGTCTATTTCCAACTCCTGATTTTATTGTTTTACCTGTTCTAGTTTTACTTCCAACTTTTTCAGTAAATAATTTTTGATATTTTTTTACAATACCATCTATATTACCGTAGCCTTTTTTTTCTAAATTACTTACTTCATCTAATGCCTTCGTTAGTGCATTTTTATATTTTGGTTGTTCTAAAAGAGTTCCACCTTCTTTTTGAAGTTCTATCACATTTTTTGATAATCCCTTTTTAAAACCTGCACGTCCACCATCAGCTCGTGGGTTACGTTTCATAAAGTCGTTAACAAGTTCTATGTTTTTAACTTCTTGTTTTGGTTCTGGTCTGTTGATTTGATCTGCTGTGGTTACGATATCTGGATCATCGTATAGATCTTGTAGTTTTCTGATTGCAGAAAGAAGATCGTCCATTATTCACCTAATAATCTAGCAACACCGCCGCCAGCTTTTTTAGTGACTGTTTTATCAAAAACTTCTATGATGTCATCTTCAATACCCATCTCATCTTGTCTTCCGGGTTTAAAGTAAATTTCTTTATTACCTTTTTTAATTGTGTAACTTCCGTCCATTATATCTTCTTCAACTTCAATATCTTTATGTTTTTTCTTAGTTATCATTTCTTTAACTCTCTTACCAGATATAGATATTGTTTTACCAAGAGACATTACAGTCTCTACAATTTTAGCTAATGCTGGTCCTGAAATATCTACAGCTTTTTCAATTGCAGGTTTTGCCATCTTAACTCCTTTACCAATTCCAAATGGTAACATCGATGCAATTCCTACAGCTGCTTTCATAAAACCTCTTCTTCTAGGATCTTTTGGTCCATCCTTGTATTCAATACGTCCACCATCTGCTAAACCCATGGCAGGTCCCACAAGGTCTTTTGCAGCTACAACTAAATCAAATAATGCTGTTGTATTAAGACCAGAAAGTATTGGAGTTTTTT